ACTCGCAGATCAAGGACGTGTCCGGGCTGGTGAACCTCACCACGCTGTACGCCAGGAACTCGCAGATCAAGGACGTGTCCGGGCTGGTGAGGCGAGGGGTTAGGGTCTACCGCTGGTAGACCGCTCCGGAACATGGAGACTAACCGGATGATATCAATCAACGGGACCACTGCCGAGGTTGAGTTCGGGCGCTTCGATCTGGAGGCGTACCAACTCTTCTTGCGGGCGAAGCGGCTCCCGGAGAGCCGGGTCACGTATGACTGGGAACGCGATACCTACAGGCTCACGACGCCGGCGCGGTTTGCGGCGATGCTCGGGGCGGATTTAACGGCCGTCCCGAGCATTAGCCTGGATATTGCGCCATTTCTGTTCGATTACCAGCGATTCATTACCAGAACCGCGCTCGATTCCCGACGGTATGCCATCTATGCCGATTGCGGCCTCGGAAAGACGCTCATATTCCTGGAATGGGGGCGGCACGTTATAGCGGCCACGGGCGGCCGGGTGCTTGTGTTTTCTCCGCCCCAGGTCATCGAGCAGACGCGCGAAGAGGCGGCTCGGTTCTATGGCGACTCCCTCCCAATGAAGCGTATCGAAAGCCGCGGGGCCCTGGCGGAGTGGTGCAAACGTCCGGGCGCCGGGATGGGCATCACAAACTACGAGAAGCTCATCGACGGCGTGTTGCCGGAACTGCGCTACCTGACCGGGCTAGTGTGCGATGAATCCTCCATCTTGAAGTCCGGCGGCGGAGTCATCAAGTGGAACCTGATTAAATCCTCCAAAGGTATCGCATACAAGCTCTCCTGCACGGCGACGCCAGCTCCGAACGACATTATGGAGTACGCGAGTCAGGCGGCGTTCTTGGAAAAACTCCGGACCGAGGGGGAGATCCTGTGGACCTTCTTCACGCGCGACAAAAAGGGTAACTGGCGAATCAAGCCGCACGCGCGGGAAGGGTTCTACCGCTTCATGGCTTCGTGGTCCATCTATCTACGCAACCCGGCGCACTACGGATGGGCCGACAATCTGAGCAACATCCCGGAGCCGGAGTTCCATGAATACCGCATCGCTCCCACGGATGAGCAGATGCGCGCCGCCGGCGAGACGCTCCAGGGCACCGGGGCAGGCCTGCTCGCGGATCGGTCCCTCGGCGTGGTCCAGCGGACGAAACTGTCTCAGATAGCGAAGGGGTTCGTGTACGTCGGCAAGCGGGCGGACCGGATGCCGTCGCGCAAGCCAGAGTTCGTTGCGGATCTGATCCGGTCCGAGGTGTCCGCCGGTCACCAGGTCCTGGTGTGGACCGTATTCGATGAGGAGGGGCGGCTGATCGCGGAGCACCTGGCGGGCGTAAATTATGCGGTGCTTGATGGCGGCGTAAAGGAGAAGGCGCGGCTACCGATCCTGGAAGCGTTCCGCCGCGGCGAACTACCGGCGCTCATCTCGAAGGCTTCCATGCTCGGATTTGGGATGAACTTCCAGTGCTGCTCATCCATGATCTTCTCCGGTTGGGATGACAGTTACGAGCGGTTCTATCAGGCGGTGCGACGGGCCTATCGGTACGGACAGACGCGCTCCGTCCGGGTCCACCTGCCATTCGTGCCAGAACTGGAGGGCGTGATCCTGGAAAACGTGCTCCGGAAGAAGGGGAATTTCGAGGCGGATGCGGAGGAGCAAGAGCGGTATTACAAGCTGGCTCTGGAGGGTATCGCGGCATGAGCGGACAATACTTCGACCCGGCGGCAACGCAACTGTTTCCGTGGGCTGTAACGGCGACGCGGAGCCGTGGGGATCTACTGGCGGAGATCGGAGAGCTTTATATGCAAATCGCTGTGCAGGGAAGGCGGCTAGGCGATCTAGAGGAGTTGGACGCGTGGATTCAGGAGCAGCCGGTGATCTTCACGCAATCGATCTGCTGTGAGGGGAAGGACCTGCTACGGCGAATCAGGGCCGAGCGGATCGTTGCTGAACTCAGGAAGGCCGGCTATGAGTAGCACGCGCGAATACCGCCTCAGTATGGCGAACCTGATCGCCGATACCTTTGTTCCGGGTGTGATCTTCTACGAAGGCGCGAGCGGTCTTAGGATGTCCTGGGATAACCGCAAGCAAACTCCGCGGTACGACTTTCCGGCCGTACTGCGCAGTGATGGATCATGGCCGAAGTTCGGATACCGCCAACGTCCAACGGGAGGGACTGGGTTCCAGGCAATGGCGCAACTGATCCGGTACATCCGTGACCTACCACGGCTACCGCTGGTTACTTGGGAGTATTGGGCCGGAGCATCGATCCAGTTGGGTGCGGCGCGCACTATTGAACTGTTGCGGGCATCTGATTATGGTAATCCCGATAAAACCCGATGCGTGCTTTGCGGGACGCTGGATTTCAAGGGCCTGGATTGGTGGAGTCTAGATGGGATCACGGGACCGAGTTGTTTTGGTGGTCGATGTATTCCCGGATGGATGAGCGCGCCGGTGGAAGTGCGCTTCCGTGATTGGCTTCGGTCGCATCGGGCGGAGGTGGCGGCGTGAGTTTGGCGATCGTTCCGTGCTCAATCCAGGACGCGCGGGAGTTTGTTCGCCAGTTCCATCGGCATCACGCTCCCCCGCTGTCCGGCCTGTTTGCTGTCGGATGTGCCGAAGGTGAGTGTGTGTGTGGAGTTGCCATCGTGGGGCGGCCAGTCGCACGGCTGAATCAGGACGGCTTCACGGCTGAGGTCACGCGCCTGGCTACCGATGGCACTCAGAACGCCTGCTCAGCGCTGTATGCGGCTTGCTGGCGCGCGTGTCGGGCGCTTGGATATCGACGCCTGATCACGTACACGCTGGCGACGGAACCGGGAGTGTCTCTGCGGGCGTCAGGCTGGCGGGAAGTGGGTAGGGTTATGGGTCGCTCATGGCATTGCCCGAGCCGGCCGCGCGTCGATCATCATCCGACGCAAGACAAGATCCGATGGGAGGTTACAACAAAGTGACTTGTAATGATATCAATTCCATTCTAGTGCTACTAGTGGTGATGGCCGGAGCGATGGCGCTGGCATCCTGGCTGTCTCCACGGACGTGTCGATGGCTTTCGCTTCGGTTGTTTGCGCGGGCGGAGGCGGTGGAAGCTTCCAGGGCTGCTTACCGGCAAGTCCACGGGGAAGTGATGAGTGTAAATCGGGAAATTTGCGAATGAGCGGACAGACGGCGAAGATCTGGAGCGGGGATGTATGGAACGAAGACTGTATTCCGGGGATGTGGGGGCGGTTAGAGCCGGAATCGGTCGATTTGACGGTGACTTCGATTCCGTTCGGGGCGCTGTTCATGTACTCAGGGAAGACCGAGGATATTGGAAATAACCCGGATGGGATTGATATGCGGGCGTCTCAGTTCGGCCTGCATATGCGGTTTTTCATTCACCAACTCTTGCGGGTGATGAAGCCGGGGCGGAATGCTTGCATTCACATCCAGCAGCTCTTACGGTACAAGAACCAGCACGGGTATATGGGCCGCCGAGACTTCCGCGGCGCCGTGGTGGATCTGTTTGAGGCTGGCGGTTTTGAGTGGATCGGGGAAGTGAGTATCCCGAAGAATCCGCAGATCATCGCGAAACGGCTAAACCTGCACTGCCTGATGTTTGAGACCGGGCGGAGGAATAGCACTAAGCTCGCGCCGGCCGTCAATGACTACGTGATGATCTTCCAGAAGCCTGGAGAGGCGGCTGTTCCGGTTAAGTGCCTGTATGATCCGATCAAGAATCCGGGCGGATGGGTGAGCCAGGAGGAGTGGATCTCTTGGGCACACGGCGTATGGACCGATATCCGGGAGACGGATGTGCTCGATGGGTGGAAGTCGGCCCGCGCTTCGGATGAGGAGAAACATGTCTGTCCGCTCCAATTGGAAGTGATCCGGCGGTGCATCCGGCTGTACACGAACGCCGGAGAGCTGGTGCTTGACCCGTTCATGGGAATTGGTAGCACGGCCGTGGTCGCAATCGAACAGGGACGCAATGCGGTGGGCTTTGAGTTGAAGGAGAGCTACCATGCTCAGGCGGAGCGGAATGTAGCGCTCTATCTGGAAGGTCCACAGACGGATCAGCAGGCCCTGTTCGACTCAGCCTAAACCACCTTGGTTTGCGAACAGTAAAACCAGTCTGGTTTATGGCGTTGGGTACCCAACGCCGAAGTAGAAGAAGAAGTATATATACAACCCCTCTAAGAGGAAAACATGAAAACAACGGCAGCGGTAGATGTGTGTCTGGATTACGTGGCAATCTGCAACCAGGCGATTGGCACGCTCGGGCGGAGGGGTGTGTTCCGCTACGTAGAGCGCGATGAACTTATGTCCATCGGCTGTTTGGCTCTAGTGACTCAGGAGATCCGGGAGGAGGCGCTGGCGGTTACCGTCGCGCGCCGCGCAATGATCGGTGCCATTCGGCGTAACGAGGTCCGGCAGCGGGGGAGGGTGGTGGTCAATACCGACTTCCGGCTTGGTTCTCCAGGTAGACAGCGGCTATCTGTTGGGGATCAGTGGGACCGCGTGATCTACGCGCGGAAAACGCTCTCGCCAGTGGCCCGTGATATCGATCTCTGGGAAGCGATAAAGGCTCTCCCGCCGCGGCAGTATCGCGTTGTCGTGATGCACTTCTGGGTCAACGTGACTCAGGCGGAAATCGCAGAGGAGATCGGCATCTCTCAGCAGGCGGTGGCGAAGATCCTGGCTGCTGCAAAAAGATCTTTGCGCCAGGTTGTAAATGGCGGTGTTCGCGCGATGAACAACACAGAGGGGGAGATGAGGTCGAACAGTCAGGCGTAGGCCCAGATCAGATACTATGGACTTCAAGTTTCCGACCGAACGTCTCCCTTTTTCCTTAAACCCGAATCCGGCTTCACTGCCGGCGGCGCTCGTGGAGCGCGAGACCGCCGATGTTTCAACGAACCTGCCGGATGAGTATAGGGCCAAGTCACGGAGGCGGGTGACCCGCGCCGTGTTGGATAACTTCTGGCTTGACGTGGGATTTGCGCATTGGTCCGCGTCTATGCAGAATTGCCCCAGTCACCCGTTGCACGGATTCTACGAAGATCGCGCCCGCGAGAACCGGGAGCGAATTGCGAGAGAGTTGTCGGATCAACGGAGGGTAGCCTAATGGCCCGTTCAACCGGGGCGCTTCAAATCGACGGCACGACGGTGCATCCGCACTTCTATGAACGTGCAAGGCGGGTTGAGGATCGGCTGATTAAGTTGATCGACGGCGGCGAAGATCCACGGTTGTGGTATCCGCCGCCGAACTTGAGATCTGTGATCCGGGAGAAGGCGTGTGGCCACCGAGCGTGATCGGTGGCAAGGATACACCACGTAAAGGCGATGGCGGAAAGGGGCCTGCATCCAAGCGTTAAAACATCCCGGATCGGTAAGTCACGAGTCCCAATAGTGGAACGCGCGGCCGGGCCAGAGATGCAGGGCGAAAGTTAAATCACGACCGCAAAAAGCGGGGCTGGACATTATCCAGCCCCGCGCCGGTATTTATGCCCAGCCGAACAGATCCCGCACCGACGCATACCGATAAGCAGTATCTGGGGTACGATCCGGGAGCGGGAGATGACTTTCCGGCTGAGGTTGAATGTCGCAATACATCTCTCGTGGTTACGCGCAAAGAGCACATGTGCTTTGGGGTTGGATGCGGCGGACAGCACGTGATTCCAGCGGGAACGCGAGTCTACCGTGAGACGGGCAAGTGCGAGGGCAAGTTCGGCACGGTGTATATGTGCCTGCCTTGTGTGGATATCGCGCTGGAGCCGGACTGGTGGTAGGAAAATATGCCAAAGCGTCCTACTCCAGTATTCAGAGGAAGAATCGAGAGCGGGCGCATCTGCCTGGAACGCCGAGAGGACTTCGCTGCGCTCATCGCGCGCCTTGAAGGCTCCGACATAGACCTCCGGCTGAGTAAGCATCGCACTGTTCGGTCGATCAGCCAGAACGCGTACTACTGGGCGGTGGTGATTCCCCTGCTCGCTGAGCACTGCGGGTATGAGGATGAGGAGATGCACACGGCGCTCAAGTGGCGCTTCCTGCAAAAGCATGACGGGCCGCTGCCCACGGTCAGTAGTACGGCGAGCCTGAGCACGGTAGAGTTTACGGACTATATAGAGCGCGTCCGTATGCTGGCTGCTGAGATGGGCTGCTCAATACCGGGTCCAGGGCAGGCGGAATAGGAGGGGGGCAAGTGAAGCACGGCATCATCACATGCGACGTTTGTGGAGAGACGGGCGCTAAGACCTGTGCATTCTACGTGGATCGTCACTTGGATGCGGCTGGTAGTCCTGATGACTTCCATGAGTACATGGACCTTTGCCCGGCGCATCAGTTCGCCGCGTATCAGATCGCAGAGAAGAAGCATAGCTTTGAACTCGCCAACCACGTCTACAACGAACTGAGGACGCGGGCGCTCAATATGACGAAGGCGCGAAACGAGCGGCTCGCGAAACTCGCTACGCTGCACCCGAATGAGTGATATCAGGAAGGCAGATAGGGCGTACCTGAGTTGGATACGCTCCCTGCCCTGTTTGGTGTGCGGTAGGCCATCGGAGGCACACCACACCGGGCCTCGTGGACTCAGCAAGAAGGCGGACGATTCCACAGCGATACCGCTCTGTACAGAGCACCACACGATGGGGCGATCCGCTTATCACAGGATCGGGCGCGCGGCGTTTGAAAGGCGGTTCGGGATGGTAATCGCGGACGTGGTTCGCCGGCTGAATGCACGCTGGCGAGAGAGGGATATGCGGGTTAGTTGAATCCCCGGAGGATCGCGGGGCCGGGGCGGTGTGCAGCGATGAGCACCGCTAGTCATCATGCACGTGCCACGAAGTCCCTGAGCGGCGTGTCGGATGGCGTGGGAGATGCCCGCGCCTGCTGCGATGGCACGCCGTCAGGGGTGGACGGGCCGCACAGTGAAGTCCTTTAGAATCAATGCAGCAAATAAGTCCTTTAGAATCATCGTGGGTCCTTCCTGGAGGGGTAAGGGGTGCGGGTAGCTTAATGGCGCGTTGTGCGTAGCTATGACCACTTCTGGTGAGCGGTCAGTGGGTCACTTTAAGAAAGTCAGCCTATGTTACTGAGCCTACGGGCTTACGCCAAACGCAAAGGGGTGACCCTATCCACCGTACAGCGCGCCATCAAAGCGGGTCGGGTCACTACGACACCGGACGGCAAAATTGACCCCGATATCGCGGATGAGCAGTGGAAAGAGCGGACGAATCCGGCGAAGGCGCGGCCGAAGCGCAGTCCCAAGGCGGTGCGGGGACAACGGGAGGCGGAGCCTGACGCCGGCGCGGAACCCGAGGCCAGTCCGGATGATTACTGGAAGTCGCGGGCGGCGCGGGAATTCTGGGAGGCGAGACTCTCAAAGTTAAAGGCGGAGCGGGAAGCCGGAAACCTGATCCCGAGAGAGGATGCAGAGCGGGCCTGGGGCGGGATGATCGCGGCGGCGCGGTCCAAGGTACTGGCTCTGCCGGCGAACCTGGCTCAGAAGTTGGCAATCGAATCGGACCTGATTACTTGTGAAGAAATCCTGAAGGATGCAGCCCACCGAATCCTCTCCGAACTATCCGAATACCAACCAAGCTGAGCGCTCGCTCGCAAAGGTTGTATCGGTATGGGCGCCCCCTCCTCGGTTGACGTTATCGCAATGGGCGGACAAGTATCGCCGGACAAGTAGCGAGGCCAGTAACGAGACGGGAAACTGGGTAACCAGACCGTTCCAGCGGGAACCGATGGATGAGTTCACGAATCCGCGTACGCGGACTGTCGTGATTATGTCTGCGGTTCAGATGCTGAAGACCGAGTTCATCCTGAACGCAATCGGGTACGTGATCCATCTTGATCCGGGTCCAGTGCTGGTAATTCAATTCCGCGATACGGATTGTGAGATTTTTTCCAAACGGCGCCTAGCTCCGATGTTGCGTGATACGCCGATTTTGAAGGGCCTGGTTGCTGAGAGCAAGGCTCGGGATTCCGGCAACACGATTACAGACAAGTCGTTTCCCGGCGGCCATATTCGCATCGCGGCATCAGCCTCTCCGGGAAACTTGGCGGCGCTTCCGATCCGGTTCCTGTTCTGCGATGAGGTCGATAAGTATCCCGTTTCGGCTGGACCGGAGGGTGATCCGATATCACTCGCCGAGGGGCGTCTGACAGAGTTTGAGGGCCGCTGGAAGGAGATTCTGACATGTTCGCCGACGGTGGCCGGTTTCTCACGCATCGAAAAGGCATACCTGGAAAGCGATCAGCGAGAGTATGAGGTTCCCTGTACGATTTGCGGTGAGTTCCAGATCCTGAAGTGGTCGCAGGTGCGGTGGGACGCTTCGCTCCAGTCGCGCAAGAAGCAGGCTGAGTCGGCGTATTACGAATGTGCGCACTGCCAGGCGCATTGGGATGACGGTGCCAGATGGAAGACGGTCTATACTGGCCGCTACCGTGCTACGGCTCCATTCAACGGTGTCGCTGGTTTTCGGATCAACGCGCTCTGCTCGCTTAAAAAGCGGCTGAGCCAGTTCGTGCAACAGTTCCTGAAAGTGAAGAACGATCAGGAACAACTGAAGACGTTCGTTAATACCATCCTGGCGCAAACTTGGAGCGAGCCGGGAGAAACTCTCGAATGGGAGCGCGTTCTGGAGCGGCGAGAGCAGTATCAAGCCGGGATGGTACCGGCCGGTGGCCTGTTCCTGACGGCTGCGGTAGACGTTCAGCGCGCTGATGGCGGGCGCCTTGAGGCTCGGGGGAATGCGTATGGAGAAAACCGCGAGCGGGGGATGGTGGATTACCGGATCTTCCCCGGAGATCCGACGGACCTGAGTAGCCCAAAATCTCCCTGGCGCGGTGTGGAATCGATGCTCACGGAAACGTGGGTCACAGAGAGCGGCGCTGAGCTTGCGATAGAGCGTCTATTTGTTGACTCCGGTGACGGTGCGGTGACGCCGTTCGTTTATCAGTGGGTATCGAAGCAGCCGCGCCCGAGGGTGTGGGCGATTAAGGGCGATAAGCGGTGCGATACGCCCGTGGGTCCACCGAAGCCGGTGGAGGTAACCAGCGGTGGCCGGAAGTTGAAGCTCGGGGTTTTGTTCAAGATCGTCAACTCTGATTTTTTCAAGGCTCAGTTCTATGCCGACTTGCGTAAGCGCAAGCCTACGGACGCGGAAATTGCGCAGGGATTAGGGTTCCCGCAAGGGTTCGTGCATATCCCCGAGGATGAGCGCTTCGCCGATGAGCACTGCCGTCAGTTGTGCGCTGAGCGGCTTGTCACGAAGAAGAAGCGGAACGGTCGCACGGTAAGCGAGTACGAAAAGACGTACTCAAATGAGGCGCTCGATACGCAGCTCTACTGCGATGCAGGCGCATGGGATTTCGGTTGGCATCGTTTCCAACGGAGGCACTTTGAAGCATTGCGCGCGAAGGTGAAGGCTCCGGAGCCGACGATATCTCCGGGAGTATCTTTACAACCTATTCAGGTGCCGCAACCGGCTCCGATGCCGGCAAGACGGAAGTTCCAAATAAGGCTTGGCTGATGGCATACGCAACCGCAGATCTTGACGCGATTATCGCGAAACTTGAGAAGTCGCTGGCGCTCGGAACGGCGGAGGTGCAATTCGAAGGTCGCAGGTTGGTGTATCGCAGTGTGGCTGACATTCGCGCTGCGATCACCTATTTTAAGTCGCTCTATGACGAAGCGACGGACGCTCCCCGGCCGACGGTTCCGAAGGTGCGGATGTACCTCGGTTATCCAAACAAAGGGTTCGGTAATTTCTGATGGGACTCCGAAAAACAGCGGGCCGGTTTCTCTACCGGGCGGCGGCGGCGGTATCCGGTTACAACGCCGCGACGGGAGGGCGCCGGACGATCAAGATCGGGCAGACCAGCCGCGGCGTCAACAATCTGGCTCTGTCGGAGGGGGATCAACTCCTTCGTATGGCGCGGAAGGCGGCGTTGGATAACCCGTATGCCGTGGTGGGTATCGGAGCGTTCATCGGAGAGGTAGTCGGGACCGGCATCCGGCCGCACTCCAGACATCCGAACCCGGATGTACGGCGGAACCTGGAGCGCGAATTCTCGCTGTGGACTGCACAGTCGAGCGCCACCAGAAGGATTGGTCCAGGTGGAAAACCGGACAGCCTGCAAAACTTTTTCACTCAGGAGATGCTGGTTTGCCGGAACCTGATTGAGGCTGGTGAAGCGTTCGCCAGGCTACGCCCGCGGCTCGCTTCGGACTTGTCTCCTGATGGCCTGCGAGTGCCGCTCCAAATCGATCTGATTGAGCCGGAGCAGTTGGCGTTCTGGCGTATGTCCGGAGATATGGCGTCTCCGGACAACCTGGTTCGCGCGTCTATCGAATTCGATCAGATCCATCAGCGTGTCGCGTATCACTTCTATCGCGAGCATCCCGGAGACTCTACGTTGTGGCCGAACACGTTTGAGGTTGTGCGCGTGCCGACGGATCAGGTCCTGCATTGCATGGAATTCGTCCGCGGGAATCAGATCCGCGGGATAACCGGACTGGCTCCGATCCTGGTGCAGTTGGATGACCTCGAAGGATACGACGATGGAGAGCGGTTCCGGCAGCGTCTAGGGTCTTACCTGTTCGCCTGGAAGAAGACGGCGACTCCGGACGATCCGCAACTTGCCAACGTCGCCAACTCCGCCGGAAACGAGACGGCGCCCCAAGGTGCCGCGTTCGTGGAATCGCAACCCGGAGCGATCACGGTAATTGACACCAACGCCAACGAGGAGATGGGCTTCTACTCTCATCCCGGCGTACCTGGAACGTATGAGCCGTTCATGCGTATCCAGCGGCAGACAATTGCGGCCGTCCTGCGCGTGACCTATGGGATGTTGACCGGGGATCATTCGAGCACGACGTTCATGAACGCCCGGGTGGATCTGCTGAAATTGCGGCGGATCTGGGAGCAGTTCCAGAAGGCGGTCCTTGTTCATCAGTTCTGCCGTCCGACGTGGCGTGCCTGGTGTGACGCAGCGGCGTTGGTGGGAATTATCAGCTCGAGCGATTACCGCAAGAATCCGGAGCAATATCTGGATGTCGAGTGGCTTCCGCAACCGTGGGAGTGGGTTGATCCGGCGAAGGACGTGGATACGGTCCGCAAGAAGATCGAATCCTGCCTGACTAGCCGTGCCCGCGAAGTCGCGAAGTTAAGCGGAGACATCGAGCAGATCGACGCGGAAATCAGGCAGGATCATGACCGCGAAGCTGCATTAAGCATCGTGCCAGTCTACGGTGCATCACGGGCAACGGAGGCGGTACCGCCGGGTGATGACGATCAGAAAGAAACGGGAGATGGTGATGACAAGGCTTGAGGAGGTGATGCAGCGGATCGGCGCCCGGCCGGCACTGATCCGACTCGCGAATGCCGGTGATTTCTTCGGGGAGAATGCTCCGTATCGGATCGAAGATGCAGTGGCAATCATCGACATTGTTGGACCGCTGTCAAATGCGGCCTGGTCTTGGCGCGGAACCACTTATGGCGAAATTCAGGATCAACTGAAGATCGCCAGCGCCGATCCGAACGTCAGGGGCATTCTGCTCAACATCAACTCTCCGGGCGGCGAGACGGACAATGCCTTCGAGACGGCGGATATGATTGCCGCGCTCGAAAAGCCTTGTTACGCCGTGGCTGCTACCTCGGCGTATTCGGCGGCCTACTTGCTTGCATCGCAGGCGGATCGCATCTATTGTTCACCGAAATCCGGCGGCGTGGGTTCCATCGGAGTTTATTGGATTCACATGGATTTGAGTGAAGCGATGAAACAGGCCGGCATCAAACCCACGATCATCTCTGCGGGTGAAGGTAAGGCGGATGCTAACCCATACGAGCCGCTCTCAGATTCGGCGCGTGCCGATCTTAAGGCGTGGATCGATTATCTGTACGGGCACTTCGTCGCCAGTGTCTCAGAGGGACGCGATATGTCGGCGGCAGAGGTCGTGAAACTCGGAGCGAAGTGCTTCGATGGGGCCGATGCTTCAATCGCGGCCGGACTCGCCGATGCTCCGGGGGATTTATCCACCGCGTGGGTGGATATGTGCAACGACATTCAGCGGCCATCAATACAGCCGATGGGCGCAAGGAGTTCTGCGGCAACCGCCGCGGGGAAGGAGCCAGTAATGGCAGAACAGCAGGCGGCGGAGGGCAAGGTTCCTACCGCCGCGGAAATCGAAGCGATGGTGACGGAGGCTCGAGACAAGGGCTTCGGTGCCGCCGCGGAAATCGTGGACCTGTGCGCACTCGCCGGCGAGCCGGGAATGGCGGCGGAGTTTATCACGGGGCGCAAGTCGGTTGCCGACGTGCGCGTGGCCCTGCTTGCAAAGAAGGTCGAGAAGGAGAAGGCGTCCACGCAGGGCAAAGAACTGATTACCGGTATCACTCCGGGAGCGGATGCCGGAGGCCAGGTGCAGGCGAAAGCGTCGCCGTGGCGCAACGTGTTGGGTTCGCTGGGCGCGCGGCTGAAGGAGGTGGTGAGTTAGATGAGTACGATCAACGAGAATCCGCGCGTCAGTGACGTGATCCTGTTTGAGGAGGGGCGTCACATCGAGTACACGCGCGAACAGATCACGGTCATATTGGGCACGGCCGCTTCGGTGATCGGCCAGGTGTTGGGCCAGATCACTATCGGCGCCGCAAGTTCGGCGGCCAGAAGCGGGGGCAATACGGAGGACAGCGGTGCGTTGACCCTAGATGCCACCACGCCGATCCTGGTGAATGCTCAGGTTGGCGTCTACAAGGTGCGCTGCATTACCGCAGCGACGGGCGGAGGCACATTCCGTGTAACCGATCCGCTCGGCCGGGTGCTCGGCGATGTCGCTGTGGGGGCTACTTTCGCGGAGCAGATCAAGTTCGCTATCGCGGCCGGTTCCGCAGATTTTGTGGTGGGAGACGGGTTCGACATCACTGTCGCGGCCGGCTCCGGGAAGTGGACTCAGGTGAATCCGTCCGCTACGGACGGCTCGCAGAACGCGGCCGGCATCCTTATCGCCAGTCCGTTCAGCGCGCAGCTCGCGGCGGATGCGGTGGCTTCGGCGGTCACTCGCGGTCCGGCCATCGTGAAGACCGGCGGACTGGCGTGGACTACCGATATGACGGCCGGTCAGAAAACCGTTGCGCTCGCGCAACTCAAGGCGCTCGGTATCACGAGCCGCACCGATTACGGCGTCTAGTCGCGCCACGAAGGGGACAGAAGAACATGAGCGTTAATATTCTCAACGTTTTCAATCAGGACGCCTTCCAAGTGGCGGCCCTGACTGCGGCGGTGAACGACATCACTCCGCAGTACGGCAGACTCGGTGCGCTGGGGCTGTTCCGCGACGAGGGCGTGACTCAGCCCACCGTGGCGGTGGACTTCGACCCGATCACCAACCAACTGCTTCCGCAATCGAACTGGGGCGCGCCTGGCGTCGCCAACAAGACGGCGAAGGGCAAAGTGATGTCCTTCTCGGTTCCGCATTTCCCGGTGAACGATCAGGTCCTGGCGTCCGACCTGATGGGACGCCGCGCTCCCGGCACGAATGATACGCTGACGGCCCAGCGGCTGCTCGGCAAAAAGATGATCGAGATGCGGGCGAAGCTCGATCAGACGCTGGAATGGATGCGTCTCGGCGTGCTCAAGGGAGGGTTGGTCAAAGACGGAGCCGGTAACACAATTCTGGACATCTACGGGGTTTTCGGGATTTCGCAGGTTTCCACGTCGTTCGCACTCGGCACTTCGACCACGGATGTGCTCGGGGCCATCGCCGCCCGCAAGCGCGCTATTCTCGCAGCTCTTCGTGGAGAGTTGATGAGCGGATTCGTCGCGATGTGCTCGGACGGTTTCTACGACAAACTGGTATCGCACGCCAATGTGAAAGTCGCCTTCCAGTACTTCCAGAATGGCGGCCAAACGCTGGCGGATGATTTCAGCGCTGGCACCGTGCCTCCGAATGCCGCCGGCCTGACGGCCGTCGCCGGGCGTCCGTTCTACTTCGGCGGCGTGGCGTGGCTCAACTACAGCGGAGCCGTCAGCGATTCGGCGGGTAACTCTCAGCCGATGATCGATGCCGACTCCGCCTACCTGGTTCCGCTGGGCACGAACGCCTTCAAGACGTATTTCGCGCCGGCGGACTACTTGGAGACGGTCAACACCGAAGGCCTGCCCTTCTACGCGAAACAGAAATTGCTCGACTACGACAAAGGTATCGAGGTCGAGTGCCAGAGTAACCCGCTTCCGATCTGCCTGAAGCCGGCGCTGATTCAGAAACTCACCGTCGCTTAGGTCGGCGAGTCAATTCAAGGGCGGCTTTGGCCGCCCCGTAGTCTCGCTAGAGCGGAGGTTTGATGTCACTGTGGTCTGATCTATCTGAGCACGTCAACGCCGAGGTGGTGGCCACATTCGGCATCCCGGCGACGCTACAACGGCAGGATGGCTCCACGCCGGAGGAAATCCTCGGAGTCATTCAAAGACCAGGTTTGTCGGAGGACTTCACGCCAGGCGGCTCGCAGGGCGTCAGCGCCGTTCGGCTGTTTGTGAACTTCGCGGATATACAGCCTCCTCCTCAGCACGGCGATACGGTGACGCTGAATGGTATCACCTACGTCGTGACTGAGGTGGAGGCAGACACGAATGGCGCAGCCGTTTTGAAGTTGAGGATTACCTGATGCTCAATCCAGCACAAGTTACCGATGCCGTGACTCTGGCGCTGCAATCCATCCCGGAGTTATCGGCGGCGATGACTGTAGCGGACAGCAGCGGCAACGCCAACCTGCGTATTTCCGCGTTCCATTTTCGCCTCGGGGCTGAGCACAGCCTGGCCGAGGCGGTGTACAAAATGCCGGCTCCCTCGATATTGGTTGCCTGGGAGGGAACGCTCGGCGGAAACTTCAACGGATATCAGATCTGGAAGCACCGCATTGCCGTCTACCTGCGAATGGCAAACATGGCGGGCAATGTTGATCCGGTGGGATACGAGGATCTCTGGGCAATCATCTGCAACCGGCCGCCAAACGGAGCGGCTACGAATATCCGGTGCCTGAACATCCTGCCGGGACTGGACATCATGGAAACCCCGAGCATTTCCCACCTGCTCGATGAGGACCGACTCGACATTTTCCGCGGGGAGTTTGTGATCCCCGAGATAGGCGACAACTGACGATGAACAACGAAAAAGTGCAACTTCGCCATCCGCACACCGGGGACGTGGTAGAGGTCGAAGCGACTCCCGCGGAGCTGGTGCCGTACATGGTGCAGGGCTACGAGCAGTTCACGCCGGCAGAACCGGCAAAGGGGGAATGACGGATGCCGGCGAGAGTCCAACAACTGATCCTGGGCGTGAGTAAGGCCAAACAGGCGAATATCGCGACGGCCGTTGCCGCGGCGAGTTTTCTACGGTTTAAGAAGCTGAACGCGGATATCACCAGTCCGCGCCCGGTCTTCGAGAGCGACGCGGCGGAGATCGGCAAGGGCCATGAGTTCGCGAGTCAGACGTTCCCGTCCCACTACGACGTGGCGAACAGGCTCGAGAAGTATGCCTCCGCCGAATTCGTTACGTGGGCCGCGGCTTTCGGACTGGGCAACGTGGTGATGAGCGGTTCTGGGCCATCATACAATTACACGGCCACGCCCATTGATCCGGCTACGACCCTGGAGTTGCCGTACTTCTCCCTGGTGGAGCAGGTCCCGGAAGGCGGCGGCAATGCAGTAGACAACCTGTATGTCGGGTGCGCTATCGAAGAGTGGCTGTACCAGTTCAACTACGGGCCTGGCCGCGCTTCATCCAGGATGACCGTGAACTGGGTCGGTTCCGGAAAGGTCACTTCCCCAAGTGAGATCACGGTTCCGGCATTGACGGCCGAGAAGAACATGCTCGCGGCATCGATGGCCTTGAACGTGAACGGCGTCGATTATGTGGGCACGAAGCGGATTCTGTCCGGCGCCGTCGGATGGAAGAATAACCTGCTCCTGAACGCCGGATTCTTCCCTGGCTCAGGGTTGCAGAATGGGTTGCAAATCCGCGGCCGGATGGAGATCGGGACACGCGTACCGAGCTTCCAGTTCACCACGCGGCTTATCGCCGGATCGACGGAGTACAACACACTCACCAACCAGACCACTGGAACGGCGGTCCTGACCGTGCAGTACGACGCGGACAACCAGGTGACGTTCACGTTCCAGAAGATGGCGTTCCAGGTTGTGGAGAACGCGGAGGCGGATGGTATCGTGGCTGTCACCGTCACGGGCGCCCCGATGTACGATGATACGAATGGCGTACTGACTGTTGCGTCGAAGTGCTCCATCCAGGGTATCGCTCAGTAGTTGCTGTCAGCACGATAGGTCCATAAAGCCCGCGCCGGACTGGAGGCGTTCTCCGCGCTGCGGAAGGTCCGGCGCTTTTATCCACATCAAAACAGAGAGGAAATTAAATGCTCTACGGAGAATTACCGGAAGTTATCGTCGATGGCGTGACCTTGCT